TGTGTTACCAGAGTGTGCGAAGCCGTCGGAGGAATTGTAAGCATCGGTTAGTCCCGCTTCGTCAGACGCCGTGTGCCCCCGTCACCGGTTGCTCTTGACCGACAGAATGGCGCGGTCAAGTGAACCGTGAGGAGAGGGTGCGTGCTGAACTTGTGCGGACCGCAGCAACGGATTGGCCGGATGGCGCGTACACCACTGTTGACCCACCGTAACATGGTAAACAGTGGCAGATGTTGCGGTCGTGTGCGGGATGTAAATCAAGATCGGCTCAAAAGAATAAGCAGGGTGCTCGTAAACGTGCTGTGAAGCGAGTGGTTTGAAGAACTCGCTGAATTCACGGTATGCGATGGCTTCCTGCGGAGTTGAGTGGACCGTTCTTGGCCTGCGGCTCAAATCAATGGCGGAGGTGAAGGTTATGTAACCCGGCGCCATGGCCGGCTCGACGCACTTGGAGAAGATGGTAAAATCAGAATGCTCACCCGTTATGGAAGTGCTTGTCATCCAATCAAGCGCCGGCACCGCCCCCATGTAGATGCCGTTAGAAGGCGCCATTCCTGAGGACGTACCAGTGCAGCTGATCTTGACAGACAAGTTGTGCAAACGGCCGCGCAATGATGTTTCGCCGTCCACGGCTCCTGGTATGAGGTGACTCGTGTGATGAGTGCCAGGGCCCTTGAAATCGGCATCTTCTGCAAATGACTTCGCAATCGTGTCCGTGAGGTAACCGGTCTTACTACCGTAGGCTGAAGCGCCAGAGTTGAAAGCATAGTTCCACGGGCACACGATTATGACCTTCCCCACGGAAGCGCCTGCCTCGATCTCAAACTGCGTAGACAGATTGGTGAGGAGATACGGCGCAACGCAATCCGACAATGGCAAGTGACCTGGGTCAAATGCATTGAACGCGCGGGACAAATTGTTGGGAGGATTTTTCTTCTTGGGCGGATTGTTGCGTTTTTGTTGGCGTGGTTGTTGTTGTTGTTGTTGCCCACGCAATTGCCCGTTCTTCCCCCGATTAGTTCCTCGTTGGCTTGGCTGGTTACCGTTGTTAACGTTCTTTCGCTGCTTGTCGTACTCAGTCATCTGTTTCTGCTTCGCTGGACCTTTCAGACGATTCAGGATCTTTTGTTGCTTCTGAGTGTATTTGCCGCCGGCCATACCAAATGGCAAACTCGCGGGCAAGGACGACGAAGTCGACGCAGGCTTGCACGAGGACCAATAAGGCCGTCGTGGTGGGCGCGGTATTGTGTGTACGGGACGTAAACACCTTAGCTGTGATGATGCAGTTCATGTTAATACTGCTTCCGCGCGCTGGGCCCCCCGGCCCGTTGGACACCTTTTCAGTGCCCGTCTCTGCTAATCCGTAGTTTGATTTTGTTCAGATACCGGCTCGTCGACAAGGCCGTACGAAACATGCACAACACCCAGGCTTCCGGGTGACGCACTATCCACATAAGGACGTACCTGCGTGGTGTCTCGAAGGTTCGCGCCACTGAAAATTCGCCCTGCGCTAGCTCCGATAAATGCGGAATCCAATGACGCCGCTCCACTGGGCGAGTGTTACTTAGCATAGGTAACGAAGTCGCTCGGCGAATCGATATGCTTCCCCTACATCGATACTGAACACGCGAGTTAAGAGTAGCTCTTTTCCTCATACATGGCAGAGTGCCGCGGAGCTGTGCAACAAGTTGTTCGCCTGCTTGTCACACAAGTCCGAGTTAGCGGCGACATGTCTCGCGTGGCTCTCACCGTAGCACGCGTCAGCGTGCAACCAGGCTCTTCACCCTTGGGGGTAGGGCTACTGAGGCATAAGGCGCTCGTGGCGTAGGGCTCCCTACACCCGGCTCCCACTCCACCAACGTACATTTTGGCTTGCCCAGAAGGGGCAGTGGAGCGGCCAGGTGCATTAAAACCACATGTCTCGGTGGCGTGTCCGTTCGTAAACAGACACAGACGCAAGAGGGGCCTGTGTGGATATTCGAGACAGGAAACAAATGTGTCAAGCCCGTTAATCTAGTGCCAAGTGTGTCTGGCACACCCCCCCTTCCACCGAAGTAAGCATCTCCCTGTCCCAGCTCTCCGCTTGCCCACGTCGTGTGGTCGGGCTCAGGGTCGGAGGTCGAACGTCCCAAACGATTTGTCCTCCTGGAGTAGGCTGTTCTTGTCCTTTTGCAGGCATACCCACTCAAAAATAAATGCGCGCGAAAAACGTCCCGAAACAAAAGATGCACAGCACGTGGCCAATAACCAACGTGCCGGAGCGCTCATGGCCAAGGGCCGCGCTCTGAATCACATGCACGTCCACGACTCGGGCAAATAGCCGCGCAGTTCGCTTCCGTACACGTTGAGGGAGGCAAGGGAGCACACGAGGCCTTTCTCCATAGGGGTGCATGGGGCCAGATGCTCGCAAAACCTCTCAAAAACCGCCAGGGGCTCACACGGCAACAACTCGACCTCAAGGTGGTCCGTCATGTTGTTAAGGTCGCACGTGGTGCCCGTCTCTCGCAGAGAGACTTGTTTGGCTGTCTCGAACATGGCCTGTTTGTTCTCGTTGTTCATCTTCACCTTTTGGTATGGGTGATCATTGATGACGCAGTTCCAAAAGTTATACGCCGGAGCGTAATGGCGGAATGAGTTTGCACAATTTGTCGCGAAAATCCTCACTGCCTGCTGGAAAACAGGATGCTTACGTGACTTCGGCCCTTCTTCGAAACCGGGAATGGCCATTGCCGAGTACTGTTTGGTACAGTACAGGCGCCGAAATTCCGGTACTTGGACGGCCATTCGTCGATACCTTGACAAAACCACACCGCTCTTTTCCTTGACATTCCGCATCTCGTTGTACAAGATGGGTTGGCCCAGTTCGATGGGAGCTTGAACGCCAACAAAAGTGACGTGCCCATATGGGACAGTGTCAGGGAGGAACGTCATCTTGGGAGCCCAACCATAGGCCTGGAAAAACACCTCCGCAGGGGTGAGTTTCGTGATGGGATCTTCCACAAACAACTCATTCTCAGTTGTTTTGCCCAGCGTGTCGTCGCCTTCGAACCCGAGGACTGCGCGGTGTTCTTCGCCAGTGCGCGCGCTGATGTAGTCCATGTGTCGTCCCCCCGTCGCCATCCAGTCCTTGACTGTCGCTAGAACTGTCCCTGGTTTGCAGAGGAAGCAAAGCCAGGCGAGACAGTTTTGTAACCAGTTGCCGCTGCTTGTGAGGCGGTCGCCGCTTTCGCGGATAACCCTGAACTGCGCTATTTTCAAATTGCCAATCGCTCCTGAGGTGGTCTTGTAAGTCATCTCCCAGGTGCAAATTTTGGTGCGTTCGTCCACCACGCGGTGGAATAGCGGTTCGTTGAAACCGAGGCAAACTGCGCTAACGTCAGCTCCCAACTTGCGCGCGACATCTTGGATGATCTCGGACTCGGCGGCCTTTATCAGCTCGTGAATGGCATATTCAAAGCTGCTCAGGTCGTTGTCGAATACCGTGCCCGTGATGTCGGCGAATTGTTCGAGGAGCTGCGTGATCGCAACGCATTTTTCCCGGTTCTTTATGGAGGCGCGCTCGAGGTTGTTGAAGAGGCACTTTTCGAAAGTGAACGCGACGCAGGCTAGAGCCGCGCAACGCCGGGACCCATGATTGACTATTATGCGCGGCACATCCTTGCGGTTCGTCTCAGCCTTCACAAAACAGCTGAAAACGGACTTGATGTCTATGGCGCTATGTGTAGCCAGGGTCTCCATCTCTTCGATCTCGCGTTGTTCGTGGGTCCGCGCCCCGGGGAGAATTTCCTTGATGCTGGTGTATAAGGAGCCAATGCTGGTTTTGGCCTTGTCGACCTCTTCCTGGCTGAACACCGTGTCAAGTAATGCTTGGACGACTTCCTTGAGCTTTGCCTTTTGCTCGTCGGTCCAAACCATCTCTCCGTTGGGGAGTGGCACCTTTCTCGTGCGCGTCCAATGACCACTCGCAACGGCAGCGGGAGTGTTGTTGGGAGCAAACAAATCTGCGGTCGCCGTGTCGGGGAACCTGGCATGGTTCGCCCGGAGGTCGATCTCGAGTGGTTCGTTCATTCCTTCAAGCAATCCGCCTCGGTACTTGCAAGTGATGTTTGGGTTGTCTGGTAACTCGTACTTCGTGTCGTCGACGAAAGGGTCGTCATCAATGTAGGCGCCGTCTCGTTGCCAACGCTTCAGCAACTTGTCGGCGGCCTTGACGATGTCCTCGCGTGTTTGCGCATACGAGGCCTTCCAAGACTGAGTACCGCCCGGTGCGACCGCTGTGGGCGCTCCCGTGGGCAGCGGGAGCGTCAGCGGGGACTGTCAATGTGAGGAGGAACGGGCCGCCGCGGAGGGGCCTGATCGGGTTGAGACGTCCAACCAGCCTGAGGGCAAACCGTACTGTTGAGTCGGTGCCCGCCTGTTCTGTGGTGGCGGGGTTGGTTGTAGAAGAGCGGCAGCGATTCCATGTGCGAATGCTTGCGTGCCGTCCAAACTGGGCTTCCAGGTCTCGTCTGGCAATGAGCGCCGTGTGGTCACGGGCTCGCCCGATTTGGGTTGTGTGGCTGAATTTTCCTTCGCTTGCCCTTTGCCCGTGTTCTTCTCGCGTTTCTCGACTTGCGTCTTCTTGGTCTCCTTTCCCTTGCCCTTCTTCTCTGGTTTGACGACCGCCGCTGTGATTTTAGTTTGGATTTGGGCGGTCGACTTGGGGGCGGGTGGTGCTGAAGGCGTGAGGTCGATGGACCAATCTGGATCTGCGCTCGTTGAAAGGACCGTGTGTCCAATGCCGGAGCTCGAGGCCGTGGGATCCCTCTCAGGCGCCGCCTGCGCTGGTGGTGGCAGGGTCGGCTCGAGGAGCTCCTCGGCAGGTGCAGAAGGGGTGAGGTCGATTGATTCCGCCGCCGCGACGGGGCGACCCCTCAACCAATCGGCCAGGGTCGAATTGGGGTCATTGGCGGGCTTCGCGATGAAGAGACCAGGAGGCGGTACGGATGTGGCGACTTGAGCGACCTGAAGGTTGCTCAACTGACGGTCGAAGACGATGATCTCCGGTATGTCCGCGTGGTGTTGCAGGCGCAGTGCCTGTACCGCACGGATGGCCACTCCTGCCCGAGGCCGCACGTTGATGGCGCCAAACTTCTCCCACCGTACAACTGCCTTTGGTTTGAGCGTGCGCAGTGCTTGCGCAGTGTACCAACTGACGTTTCGTGGGAATGTTTTGGCGACAACAAGGCCAAGGTGGTGGTGGTGGCACTCCGGTAATTCCGTCATGTCAATGATACGCGTGGCTCCACCGCATCGGCGAGCGTGCTCCTGAACGGAGCACTCAAGCGCGGGTTTTCGCATGTAGCACGTGAGACCAGCCTTGGGGCTCTTGGCCAGCTGGACGGCGGAGTTGTACTCCGCACCGACGGGCATGCTTGCGATGCTAGCGTTCAATTCGACTGTCTCGTTTGGGTGCCCCAATCCTGCCGCGAGCCTGGCCTTGCGAGTGCAGCAAGGAAGGCGCAATAGATGGTAATGCACATGGATGTTCGTTGTCCCAAATCGGTGCGGCACGCAGTAGCAATCAACTGTCGTGTAGTGTTCATTACGTGGAACGCACCGGGAGTCGAAGATGCCCTTTGGCGCACATGGACTCTGAGTCGTGAGGTGGCGAATAAAGAAACCAAACCTGCAGTCCTGAAGGACTTCGGCGGGGCCGACGAACCTCAACTGATGGCTGCATGGTGTTGGAGTAAAGCCAGACTCGAGCTCGTACACGCTGATGCAGTAGAAGTGCACGCGCATGTGGGTCCATTGTGCGGGGCCGGCCTTGCCGGCAACAACGGTTGTGTGAGTCAAGGACATGTCGTCGAGACGGCAGGAGGCTCCGGTAGACCCAAACAGCACGTCCGCCAGCTGCTGTTTGTGGTCACCTTCCCGCGCCTGTATGTTCAATAGTTCAAGCAGACTTCCGCCCTCAATGAGGAAGCGGCCTGCACCGTCTAAAACAACGAGTACCAAATAGGCGGTCGATGTGTTCTCGGTTAGTGGTGCAGGTGTGGTTGTTTCCAGCGGAGTGGGGACTCGGCCCCACATGGGTTTCAAACCTCTCGCTGGCACAACGAATACCTTGTTCTTCTCCAGTTGACGTAGGAGGTTCCTGCGTTCTATCACCGTGCGTTGGTTGAGTGGTAATGGGGCGGAGGCTTGGGTGATGACGGTCAAGGACAAATCCACAGCTGAAAGCCAGCCGAAGAATTTCCGAACGTCTTCGTCAGACAGATGCCCATGCACAGTCAACCGGTTTGGGTCAATTTTCGTGAAAGGAGAGATGCACGCGTGCTCGTCCTCCATGGCAGTTGACACCAGACCTTGGACCACAGTGAGTAGATTTCCCAATAATGACTTAGCCTCTCGCGGCTTGCCATCGACAATTCGTGTCCAGCAGTGAGATGATGTCGCTGCGTTCTCAGCGTAGACGATCTTCTCACCCATCTTTGCTCGCTTGACCTCGTCAAGTATACCCTCGGTCGACTTGTGTGCTTTGGCAAAGAAGAAGCCTCGAGCTTCGTCCATGTCAGTGAGAGTCGCGCCGGGGAATGTGCCAGATATTGGATGCGAAATGACATGGTCAAATCCATTGGGATAGCGTTCTTCGGAGATGCCCCAGACGTAGTCGTAGGGGGCGAATTCAGCCAACAATTTGCCTTCGAATTTCATCAGTGCATGCAATAGATGATGCTCCTCTCCCTGTGCGTCACGGTAAGTAGACGTCGGGTTAAGGAACTTGCACATGATGACGTGGAGGCCAATTTGACCGCGCAACGGAGTGTATACGCTGTCAAGTTTTGCTGAAGTGTTGTACACGACGCCCCCGTTGCGTCCCAACGCCTTGATCTGTGCTGCGTTTGCATGAGCGCTGTCTTCATCGATCGAATCATGGTCGAGTAACAATGCTGCCTCCATGAGGTCAAATCGTCCGACGATGTTCAACTTGATGCAGATGAGACCAGTCTCAGCCATGTGCAGTCCCTTCAACACGTGCAAGTGCTCGGGGAGATCAGGGTGTCGGTAAGCCTTGGGGATTGGCACGTTGAAGCCGGCTCGTACGGCGAACCAGTTCGAAAACACGATGGTGTCGGGATGGTAACCTTTTGCAATGGCGCGGTCCAAGCGTTCGGGGTGGAACGGGACGACCTCCATGCAGGAAAACGGTGCCTTGCCAACTTGTGTTCGTAGTGCGTCTTCGTGAACGACGTAGCCTTCTCCGTAGAAGGAGCAGCTCTTGGGCCGCCAGGGATCCTCGGTTTCCACATCTTCGTCTTCTGAGCCAAAGCATGCGAAGCATTCGGCAAAAGACTTGTTGCGGTAGTATGGTTTCTCGCTGCATTCCGGTGCCGTCTCGGTTGGGTCAGTCCAGTTGGTTTCAAAGACTTCGTAATCGAGGCAGCGGAATTTGTCTAGCAGACAAGATGGAGTAAGCTTGCGCTTGAGACGAGCATAGAGACTGACACCGTAGCCGTCCTCGAATTGGTGGATCCGATGTGACCGTGGAGCTCTCCATACCCATTCATTGCCCGCAACGAGGTGCGCAATGGCTTTCTTGTTCTCCTTCATAGAAACTGCAAGGGCGGCAGCGATTGAAGTGATAACAAGACCTTTGCGTCCCCCATCATGAGAGGCAGAGCACTTCGAAATGGCTTCGCAAACCATTCGATAGTCGTCGACTGTGATGAATATGTCGTAGACTGCATACTTCACATCAACGCTAGCTAAGCCTCCCGCACGGGTTGCACATTCCAACTTGGATTTCGCGAAACCGGCCAACATGCAATGCTCACAGCGAGTGGGGCAATGGATGCGGCGCTTCATCACAGCGCCGTGAGGGCGGCGCATGAAGAAGTTCAAGGTTGCGGCGTCGCAACGGGCACAAATATAGCCGGACCTATATTCGCCCATGTCGAACACCATGCCGATGCAGTTAAGATCTCACCTCGCGGGGTTATACCGGAGACGATTGGCTGATCACACATTCACCTCAAGGGACGTTAAACACCTTGAG